GTTGTGCCGCCACCTAAGCTGGTTAGTGGGCTTGGAGTATTATCATAGTGCATGATGTTGAAACCCATAACAGTGCCACGACTAACTGCACCATATTCATATTGCACAGCTTCATAGGCCACAGTCATGCTGTGTTCCATTGGATTAAATTCGCCTTGAGCATGTTGTCCGTGTTGAAATGCTTGTATCGTAGGACGGAACAAAATATAACTGCTAAATGATTTTTGATGTAGGCTATAGATCCTAATAGCATTGATATAGTTAGGAGCGCCAGTGCCTTTGTTTTTAGGGCTGAATCCCCAATTCTGTTCTTGACGTGGTTTATATTTGTACTCTTGATTGTAAAGGGCGGCAGTATGATCACTGTCTCTGTAGTAGTAGGCATAATATCCCTGCCAAAAATTACGTATTACGTTGGCGGCGTCATCGTGGAATGTTAGAGTGATTGGATCGTAGTTGATTCTTTCCTGTACGATATTTTTTCTATTATAACTATTTAATATTTTATTTTGTATAGTGAACTTAGGTAACTGTGCTGTTTTAGCCATGAGACCTATTTCATATTGGCTGTTGGGATTTTGCGGATCTCGTTTGGCTATAGCTGGATTAAGTTCGATAAACACATGGAACAGTGCACCACTTTTTGGGCTCAGTCTATACAAGCTATCAACAAATGTTCGTGATGCGTGTTGATAATCTCTTACATTATCACCTTCAGCCAATTGTCGTAAAAACTGATTAAAAAATCCTGACATATAAATCTTCCGCCTTTATATTATTTATCGTCAAAAAAAAGCCCAGATTAAACTGGGCTTTTGTATTAATTGTCGTCTGGATTACCCAGTGATTACTGTACCTAATGTTCTTGCCACAGTAGCGCCAATACCCGAACCAATTGGTGTTTGGATAGCGTTATCGTAACGAATTGTCAGACCAATAGTCATTGGATCGTTAGTGCTATAACTAGCATCGCCGTAGTCAACTGATGTCAAGTAGCAACCATATAGTTCCCAACTTTCAAGAACAGTAACTTCGTTTGCACCATTACCACCATCTAACACTTCAAAACGTGTTAGGAATTTATAGTCAATACCGCTCGAAGCCGATGATTGTTCCATAAAGTCAAATTGTTTCTGCATCTGTTCACCAATGCGACGGCTAACTTCACCAAGTGAATCATCACGTAACATACATGTAACAGTTTCCCAAGTTGGTTTACCAGCTAGGTATATCTTGCTGTTGTAGATAGGTATCTCAATTTGTTCAAAATTCAGTGTAGGACGTTTGAAATCCATAACTTGTTTTGTCAATTCAGTAGTGGGTTGGCTAACACCAAGATTCTCAAATGTCACGCGGAAGCGGAACTTGAGTTTAGGCATTAACAAGCCTTGGCTTGTTGCACTTTGGTTACTTGCTAACGGTACCGTAAATTTACTTAATGACGCTGTTGCCATTTTATTTTCCTTTTAATACTTTATAGTATTTACCTATTTTTCCATTGAGTCATGGGAGAGTTGCCTCTCCCATTAACTGCGTATATTAAACGATTGCTAACGGAGCTCCGGTATTAACTAATCGCACTGGAATGTAGATAAACTCAATTGCTTTAACTGGTTTAATAGCAATGTCTACATATAGTTCGTTGCGATCAATACGATCTGGAGTGTTGTTAGTTGTATCACAAACTACCAAGTAGTCATAGATACCACGTTTAGCAACTAAGTCATTTAGCACAGCTTCAAAGCCTGCTTTAACTTGATTACGTGTAATTGTATCATTTGGTTCAAATATGAACGGACGAGCAACTGCATCAAGTACTAAACGTAGGTAGCATATTAGTCGTGCTACGTTGATACGATCCATTGCTGATGCCTGTGCTGAACGTGTTTTTTGTCCATAAGCCACTAATCCAACACCTGGTAATACTGTCAATGGATTAACTCTGGCTGCGTATAGTACATCACGCAGGCCAACCGTTACACCAATGCTTCTCCAGTTGTTTTCATCAGTGATGTCAACATAACCAATCGAGCTTACATTATCAATCAAACCACGACGTACACCAGCTGGAGCAAACCATGGGAATGATAAGTTGTCACTACGGATAAATGTACGCAACATCATGTGGCTTGGGGGAGTAACAACACTGTTTCCGTCTAAGTTTGTAGATAGTCCACTTGGATAGTAAACACCTAAGAATTCACTATTACTAACTAATCCGTCTTCACCATTGTCTGCAGCTAATCCACTGTTAGTAGCCCATGCTTGAACTGATGTTGCATCACTTGGTAGTGTCAATGGACTGTCACCAATGATAAACGCAGTTTGTTTACGATCATTGTTTAATGTGATCATATCGCTAATTAATTCTGGATATCCTGGGCAGCAGATTAAATTGAACTGTTGTTGTTCTTCACGTAGTGCAGTGCTTGAACTAATAGCCGATTTCAGTGCCCGAACAACTACACTGCGTTGGGCTTTGTGTCCAAAATATGGAACACCTGTTGTTGGATCTTCACCGCTATAACTTACCCATGCAGCAACTACTGCTGCCGGAGTTGGATCGTCAGCTAATGCCTGACTTTCAAATCTCTTGACATTATAACTGCTGCGACGTGTATTAAACAATAGTGTGCCACGAGCATATAGTTGGTAGTTAGGACAGTCATAGTCAATATAATCACTGCCTAATAAACTAGTAATAGTTGGAATATCAGCAGTAATTGGGTTTACATTGCCTGCGTTTGCCCAACGTGCATCAGCAAATAAAATACCGTCTGCTGACACTTGGTCTGTCTTGTCAATTAAACTCCATACTGCTTCAGTAGCATCATAGCGGTACAATACTGGCCAATTTTCTAAGTCGCTGGTGTCGATCCATAGATCGCCTGATACCAATGATGTAGTGCCATCGCTTTGTGTTGTTGGTTGTGTAGCACTGAAAATTGGTCCGGCGTCATCTGTTAGTGCTAGATTATATCCACGTGCATCATTAGCCACGTTCAAGTAACCTTTCCAACCTGTACCATCATTAATCATGATATCGGCTTCTACGGCACTGTTGTAATACCATAATGTATTATCATTTGGATTACTGAATGGTGCAGTAGTGCTTGGACTATATGTCAGTGATGTAAATGGACTGGCCAAATACACACTGCCGGCTGTGATTGTTTGAACTTTGCTGTTAATCAACAAACCTGCCATGCTTAGTGGATTGCCCACACCTAATGTCATTTTAATAGTACCGCCAGCTAAGTGGCTAATACTAATAGCGCCAGTGTCTTCAATTGCGGCACTGATATTTGGAATACCTGCACCTAAAATATCACCAACTAAACCGGCAGCATTTGTACTAGTTAATGTAATTACTGCACTTGATGTGACGTTTGCTGCTGGAACTGAAGCTTCTAGTGTAAATGAATTACCAATACTGTATGTTGCTGACCCGCCTGCGACATTACCTGTGATTTTTAATAAACCTGCTACGTTTTTCACATAAGGCTTAAATGATCCGGTATTAGTTCCAAGAGTATCATATTTAACATACACCGTACCAACTGGCAAACCTGACCCGCCAGCTGCAAAGTCTAATCCTTGAATTGCTGCAGTATCGCTGGAATACAGTGGCGCTGCTACAGATTGCCAACTTTCTAATGATGAACTGTATTCTTTTAATCCCCAGTTAGCGCCATTACCTGTTGCTGATGTTTTAAACCAGACTGAACCGTATGGACGAGGATTTGTATCACTTGTTCTCCAAGCTGGAGGATTAGTATAACTTGCATATGAAACTGTTGGTCCAAAGATTGTTTTGGTATTAGCTGAACCATCCAATGATGTGAATAAACCAACTTTACCTGCTAAGTCAACGTTACCAACACCAAATGCTGTGCCTTTGGCAATATATAATTTACCGTCTGGAAGACTTAGGTTACCTGAGCTGGCTGCAGTTGCATCTGCAAAAATTTCTAGTGAACCGCTGCTGTTAACTCTAGCAGTAACACCTTTACCACTCATAGCACTGTTAATAGCACTAGCCGCACCGGTCATAGTTATAGCACCAGTAGTAACCACAGTTTGATTTAGCACAACTTTATCGTAGATTGTTAAATTGCCTGGATTAGCAATTTCACCTGTGATGATAGGCACATTTGCTGCCCAACTGCTGCTACCTACTAGGCTCCATTGGTTAGTGTAACCTTTATAGTAAACAGGATTGCTTGAACTAGTAGCTACTATAGCGTAGTCACCAATAGCACCAACTGAGCTTAAAGGTACACCACTGCTTAATTGTGTGTTACTGGTTATCACTGTTGGCACTTGTATATTAAATGCTGCATCGCCTGGATACCATTCAAAAATACCCCAATTGGTAGTAGTTAGGTCTAACCAATACGTACCATCACTGACTTCACCTGTTGGGCGGATACTTGTACCTTCTAGCTGAGCTAGGTCGACGTTTGCACGTTGTATGTACATTTGATTGCTTACGCCTAATGCGCTATACGCTGTTAATAAACCATATTCATTACGTTCATCAGCATTAATTGGTACGCCAGCTGAATCTACTTGGAAAGTTGGTGAGCCAAATAAACCAACTAGATCTCTCTGACTAGTCACTGTTATTAATTTTTCAGCATTAGTTAATGTTGTACCAGTGGCTACTGTGCCGCTAGGATTTAATTTGTTTTGTGCAGTAGCAAGTAAAACATAAGCGATAGATCCTGCCGCAGTTGGTGTGTATTGACTTTCGTCAATTATCGTTACTTGTACTCCAGGTGAAATAAGTGCCATAGTATGTGTTCCTCTAAATAGGTTACTTTAAACTATTTATAATTATTTGATAAAATAAGTTGTTTACAGTGCCCTTTGAAAGGTTCGCTTGATTTAGTAAGCTAAATACTGGTATGGAATATAGAAAATTATGTCAAATTTGTGGTAAAAAGCCAGTTGCTGTAAACTACAGGATGCATGGTAAAACTTATTACAGATCTAAGTGTGATACTTGTTGTAGGAAGAAACGTAATCTGCCTGTACAAAAACCAAAGTGGATGTTAGAAGGCTACAAAAAGAAACCACACTGTGAAAAATGTGGGTTTAAAGCCAAGTACAAAGAACAGTTATTTGTCTATCATATTGATGGGGATTTAAATAATGTTAAACAACAGAATCTAAAAACCATCTGCGCTAACTGTCAATATGAAATTTCCCGAGAGGGTTTAGGATGGCGTCAAGGCGATCTTGTACCTGACTATTAGTAATATTAGTTTCAATCTGTTGATATAGTTCTTCAATAGTTCCGCTGTTGTTTAATACAATATCAAACTTTTGCCCTACCCAAGCAGTTTCGCTAGCATGAACTCCTAGTTGTTCTATACGATGTTTACTTAATGCCCACGATGTATTTCTTGTGGGGCCTTTGTTCATACTCTTGGCATCATTGAACCATACGGGTTCTGGGCCACGGGTGGTACGCACTACTTGTCCGCCTGCGCTACGGATAGCTTTAATTTCATTCGGAAAGCGGCAGTCTGTGATAACGATGTCGTCTTTACTAGATCTTAAACGATTTTCTAAGCTGGCCACCCACATATCGTCATGGAATCCTTTGCGTATAACTTCAGTGCCCCAATACTGTAGGACCCAACGCGGGGTTACATCACAGCCCAAACGTTTGCTCCACCATTCATCCTTGGTTTCACGCCAGATTCTGGATTGATTAGTACGCCCTTCTAGCATGTCACGATCCCACCCAAATATCACGCTTACAGCATCTTTAAGGCTGTTAGCAAAGCTCTCGCGTCTGAATCCATGAAAATTAACCAGATAGTCTGCAACCGTATCTTTACCTGAACCGATAAAGCCTACGATACCGATGATAGAACTCATTGAAATCCCCTTAGTTGATGTTACTATTTTACGAGAGTTTTAGACAGTTGTCTATAGATTTTTAACCAGTTATCCAAGTCAATGGCATGCCACCATCAACATAATTCTTGATATCTTCGTCAAGTCTGACTAGTAGTTCATTGCCTTCTTGTTTTAAGGCTGTGCCGTTTAGGCTAGTACCGCCTTGTGGGCCTGCGATTGTAGCAAATTTTTCACGTGCATTGCCTACTGCTATCAGCACAAATGCTAATGCATAGTCCTGTATCCACGGGAATGTACCTTGGTCATTCAACAGCATGATATCTGGTTTGTAGTTGTCAATGTGCAATAGTACGCTTTCTGCTTGATTCTCATCAAAATTACGGCCTTGATTTGGAATCTTGCGGACCAAGGTAAGTTTCTTAGTTACTTTATTCCAAGTAAAGTTAATATAGCCACCAAACATGGTCATTGCTAGTTCTTGATATTGAGTGAACAATTCGTAGCTGGCCAGCCCGCCAACGCGACCTGCTACCAGCATATAAGTGTTTAGATAACCCGATGCAAATGGTTCAAATTGACTAGCCGTCGTACCTGATACCGATCCAATACCACGGCGGAAGATTGCGCGGATATTCATGATCTCGTTAGGTAATATATATTCTTGTGTTTCAGGATAGATGTCTAAGAACGCATAGCTTTCTTCTACACTATTAGCTGAACGTTGGCGATAGCGAATCAATGCTTGCTTGATACCCATCTCATAGTGATCACTGTCTGCTTCAACATCAACTATCTGATCACCTAATCGTAGACGTATGTAATCTTTGATTAGATTCTTTTGACTGTCTAATGATGTTAGCTGTGCTATTAAGTTAGCATCAAAAGCGATATGGCCGGCACCGGTGCCTGCATTAGCACTGAATAGAGATTCTGTAGTAAGGCTTAGATTGGCAGTTAGGTTACCGGTTGGTGATACGTTTGCTGGTAGTTCAGACATGTAAATTATCCTGTTATCGTGTATTTATTATCGACAACAGGATAAGTTTGGCTTTACGCTACCTTGAGGGGGATTA